CGCCGAGGCCGCGCTGGATGCGATGGGGGGCGAAAACAATGCTTGAAGTATTACCGGTGTCGCTTAAAGAGGCAAACGCTTTTGTGGAGCAGCATCATAGGCATCATAAGCCGGTTGTTGGCCACAAATTTTCCGTTGGATGCACAGACGGGGAGAATATTGTCGGTGTAGCCATCGTAGGTCGCCCGGTTGCCCGTTACTTGGATGATGGCTGGACGCTGGAGGTCAATCGCCTTTGCACCGACGGAACCAAAAACGCTTGCAGTTTCCTTTACGCGGCGGCGTGGCGGGCTGCGCGTGCTATGGGCTATCGCAAGTTGATTACTTATATCTTGGACACGGAGCCAGGCACAAGCCTGCGTGCTGCGGGGTGGAAATGTGTGGGACAAGCTGGCGGGCTGCGTTGGACGGGTAAAAGACGCCCGGAAGTGGATTTGTGCCCGGCGCAGATGAAACTGCGGTGGGAAATTGGAGAAGAGGCCGCGCTGGTGGAAAGGGAGGCAGAGCATGACAGATAAAGAGCTTGTGGAGCGGTTACGGTTACATGCTAATTGCATGATGGACGAATGGGAATCAACTCTATGTAAGCGTTCAGAGCTTATAACAGCAGCGAATCGCATTGAACAATTGCGCGCCGAATTAACCAACGAAAGAATCGACAACACGAATCTCATAGGCGAACTTGCCACGGTGGCCGCAGAGCGCGACCGATACAAGGCGGAACGCGAGAACCCTCAGCCGCTGACCTTGGAGGAATTACGGCGGATGGATGGGCAGCCGGTGTGGGTGACGTTCCTGGATGATGTTTTTACAATAGGCCATACCGCGCCACTCTGGATGATTGTAAATGCGGAAGAAAAAGAATTTCAAGCGAAAAATGAATATGTCTGCTTTTCTGATATAGGTTGCATTGCCTACCCCTCAAAACCGAAAGGGCGTGAGTAATAATGACGTGCGAAAACTGTACAAGTATGATGATTGCCGGACAGGCTCGGGCTCGACATGGCCGTGCGGGGCGTATGTGTCGAAAACAATTACAAATGCCGACCGAATCCGGGCCATGGACGATAAGGAGCTGGCGCACCTACTTATGGGACATGGCACATTTGAGTGTCCAGCATGTGAGATTGGCGACCAGCGGAAGTGTGACACGGAGTGTGAGAAACACTGCGTCAAATGGCTTCAGCAGCCAGCAGAGGAGGAGCGATAATGGACTATGCCGATAGGTTAGACATGATGGACGACGACTGCGATATACAGGGATATCCGTTGAACGATGACAGGTGTGCAGGCTGCCCGCTTGATGGGCATTGCGAATTTGTGAAGTGTAAGGAGAAAGAGCATGAACGAGTTTGAACGACAGGTTTATGCAGATATGAAATCTACAGACCGTGTCTCGCTCTGGGTGGCTAAGTGCATGGAGCTTGCAGAATTTTCATGCATCTTAACGGATGAAGATATTGATGGAATTGCTATGGTATACAAAACGATGCGAAAGAAGGATGCCCCATGCAAATATTGATAAATCTGGCGGTCTTGGCCGTCGCACTGGCGGTTGTGGCCACGCTGGCCTGCATTGCCGCGGGGAGGGATGGGCGATGAAATCCGTTCGCCCGCTGGCGGTTCCACCGGTTGCGTATATAGAAAATGCAACTGCAGATGCTGTTGTAGATGTGATTTATCCAGCGATGACATATCGCAAAGGGTACACAGAGTTCAAGGCCGATAATTTACCACGTCAGGGCCGTGTGGAGTATATATCGCCACGTGGGTGGGCCACTCTGATGCTGCTCTCAAATGCGGATACTCGGCCGCTATACCGGGAATCATTCTGGATACTGAAAAGATAGCACGAGGAGGCGAAAATCACGGAGGCTGAGGAGAAAAAAGAGCGGCTGATGAAATATCTGTCGCTGAAAAAAGAAAACGAAAACCGCCGTGAACGCCTGGCACGGATGAAAGCCGGAGCTGAGATACACGGCCGTACTTACGAATATTTGAAAGATTCAGGAGCTCCCGGACGTGAAAGCGGCCGGGTAATCACGAATCCAGCCGCACCATGGCTTATGCCACAGCATACCGGTTCCGGCGGGGATGCGATGGCTAAATCTGTAGAGCAGTATCTGGAATATGAGAAAGAAATCTCTCCGCTTATCACTGCCAATGACAAGGAAATCGCATGTATCAACGCAGCAGTTCATGCGCTGAGTGATCCCATGGAAAGAGAAGTTTTGCGACTGCGCTATTTAGACGGGGACGGGGATAGTTACCGCCTTATGAGGTGGCGAGAAGTGGCCATTAGAATTTACGGAGATGATGATGCAAAGGATATTATTTCCGCACAGCGTCTGCACGATAAAGCATTGTTGGAGATAGATTTCGTATAAAATGTTGTGAAATGTTGTTGTTTGTAGTGCTTTTTGCGTGCTATCATTAAACCGTCGAAAAGCGAGACGAAAGCCGAGCTGTTCGTAGGAATTTCGCAAGGGCTGCCTTTGGGCGGCCCTTTTGTTATGGTCACGGTCGCTTTGCGAAAGGAGCGCAAAGTGAATTATAAAAATCAAATCTTCAATATGGATTGCATTGCTGGGATGACGCTGCTTCCAGACGGATGTGTAGACATGGTACTAACAGACCTGCCATATGGTATGACGGACTGTAGATGGGACAGCATTATTCCGTTTGAACTTCTCTGGAAGCAACTTGAGCGTGTTACAAAGCCAGACGGAGCAATGGTGTTCACTGCATCGCAGCCGTTCACTACAAAGTTGATTGGCAGTAATCAGAAGAATTTTCGATACTGTTGGTATTGGGTGAAAAATATGGTGACAGGGTTTCCTTTCGCCAAGTTTCAACCACTGCGCTGCGTAGAGGATATTGTGGTTTTCTACCGCAAAAAACCTACATATAATCCGCAAGGATTAGTTGCGACAGAAAAAACGATTCATACAAAACCACGCGCAGTAAAAGACGATTGTGTGTACGACCAGAAGACTTTAAATAAAGAATACGAAACAAAATACACTAATTGGCCCCGGCAGATTCTCACGTTTTCGTGCCAACGTGAAGGACTTCATCCAACGCAAAAACCGGTAGCATTGTTTGAATATCTGGTGCGGACTTATACAAATCCGAAGCAGCTTGTATTAGACTGTTGCATCGGAAGTGGTACAACAGCTATCGCATGCCGCAATTCTGACCGTGATTTTGTAGGATTTGAGATTGATAAAGCTCATTTTGAAACGGCACTTGAAAGGCTGAAAAGATAGAAGAAAGGGGCGGCAATAATGCCATGTATCCGAGATCCTGCTGTGCAACAGGCCATCGCAGATGCCTACATCGAAAATGGTGGAAACAAGGAGCAGGCCGTTATTGCCGCCGGTTATTCCGAGCGGTATGCCCGGGGAAATGCGTCAAAATTAGTGGCAATTAGTGGCGTTCAGGAAAAAATCAGCGCTAGAAATCGGGAGCTGGAGCAATCGCGTATTGCAGACATGGCAGAGATCAACAGCTTCTGGAGCGATACGATGCGCAATGCTAAATATGATATTAAGGACCGCCTAAAAGCATCCGAGCTTCGCGCCCGGGCCGCAGGCGGTTTTGTTGATAAAGGGGAGCACAGCGTCGAGTTGAAAGTAAAAAATCCATTTGCAGGGTTGACAACGGAGGAACTGCGGAGGCTTGCTGGGGATGAATAGACAGGAAATTGCAATGCATGCGCGCATCGAACTGGCACGGCGCTGCTTTTGGGATTACTGCCGGCTGCGTGCCGGAGACTTCTATAAGCCGGACCGCCCGCATCTGGTGCGCCTGTGCAATGAGCTGCAAGGCTTTTCGGAGAGCAATGAAAAAGTGATGATCGTATGCGAGCCACCGAGGCACGGAAAAAGCCGTACCGCCGGACTGTTCACGGAATGGCTGTTCGGCCGCGATAATACCGTGAAAGTAATGACCGGCAGCTACAACGAAAACCTTTCCTCTACGTTCTCCAAGGGCGTGCGCAACGGCATCAGCGAGCAGAAGGCAGACCCTGACGTTATAGTTTACAGCGATATCTTTCCGGAAACTCGCATCAAATACGGCGACGGCGCTACGAACCGCTGGGCACTGGAGGGGAATCATTCGAGCTACCTTGCCACAAGCCCGAAGGGAACGGCAACGGGCTTCGGTGCGACGTGGCTCATCATTGATGACCTTATCAAACTGGCGGAAGAGGCATTCAACGAGAACGTTCTGGAAACCCATTGGAAGTGGTTCACTGACACCATGCTCTCACGTTTGGAGGAGGGCGGGAAAATCCTCATCATCATGACGCGGTGGGCCAGCGGAGACTTGGCCGGGCGTGCGATGGAGCATTTTACAGGGGCCGACGAAAAAGTCCGGATGCTGGTTGAAAAAGCACTGCAGGACGACGGCACTATGCTGTGCCCTGAAATATTGAGCCGTGAAAGCTATGAGATGAAAGTGCGGCCCATGAGCCCGGAAATCGCGTCTGCAAACTATCAGCAGATTCCCATTGACCTGCAGGGCAGGCTATACCAGTCTTTCAAAACATACGCTACACTTCCCTGCAAGCCGGATGGTAAGCCTATCCCGCTGCAGATACGCAACTACACCGACACCGCCGACCAGGGCGAGGATTATCTATGCAGCATCACATATGCGGACTACAACAACGAGGCGCTTGTTCTGGATGTGTACTTTACCAAGGCCGGGATGGAAGTAACCGAAGAAGAGACCGCGCGCAGGCTTGCGGAAACAGGATGCCAAGTTGCACGTATCGAGAGCAACAACGGCGGCCGTGGGTTTGCCCGCAACGTGGAGCGTATTCTGCGGGAGAAATATCGTTCAAACCGCTGCCGGATCGAATGGTTCCATCAGGGGGAGAACAAGACCGCACGCATTCTGACGCATGCTACCTGGGTGTGCGATCACATGTATTTTCCAGCCAACTGGAAAGACCGCTGGCCGGAATTTTACAAATCCATGTACAGATACCAGAAAGAGGGCAAAAACGCCCACGACGACGCACAGGACGCGGCCACAGGCGTCGCGGAGCAATTCAATAAACCAAGCG